AGCACACACACAGCGCGCGCGCGAAGACACTCCCGAATTCATGGAATTTTGGAACGCCTATCCCCACAGGGTTGGCAAACCGGCAGCGCGGCTGAAGTGGCCCAAGGCTCTCGAAAAAGCAGGACTAGCGGACATTCTGACCGGGTTGCAGCGCTACATCCATGACAAGCCTGCCGACCGGGAATGGCTCAATCCAGCGACCTTCCTGCATCAGGAACGCTGGACCGACCAACCGCTCTTCGCCAACGGTCATGCAAGGCCCAATGGCACCGGCCCGCCTCCCAAGCCGCCGACGATGTCGGCCAAACTGGCCGCTCTCTGCGATGTTCCGCTGGAGGAAACCTATGCACGAAACCGAAATCCGCAGCCTACTCAAGCCCCTCTTCGCGCAATTCGGGACAGCCGACGGTGACGTAGAGGCCAAATTCATGGGCTACCTGATCGCCTTGGAAGACGCGGAAGCGCCGGCGCTCATGGCTGCCGTGCGGTCCTACCTGTGCGGCAGGGTTGAGGAACACGACGGGAGGTTCCTTCCCACCAGCGCCGAGCTAGCCCGCGTGGTACGTGCGGAGCAGGCACGTATCTACCGGAGCGCGCCGCCGCTTCTGCAGATTGTCGCACCAGAGCCAACCGACGAGGAGCGCGCCCGCTGGGCCGAGGCTGACCGCGAGCATCGCGCTCGCATGGCTGCCAAGTTCAAGGCTCTATCGGAGAGGCTTGGCGGTGGCGAGTGATCGGGCTTCTTTCGTTCCCTGGCTTGGATGAATTCAGGCGATGGAAATTACCGGTAGGAACGCAGATCATAGCGGCAAACGCTACAGTCGTTTATCCGAATGGAGTAGTCGAGGGCTGGGCTTCGGTGCAGCGGCGGGTGCGAGCGCAGATGGTTGACAAGGCTCCAGAACCAAGCACTCCGGAAGCGCCAACGGAGGAACCCGCGGTGACACCATCTCCCGAACTGATAGCCGCAATGAAGCGCAAGGAATGGCTGGCCAAGGCCGATCGCGGCGAGGTGGGTGTAACCGATGCGGCTGATCCGGACGCTTGGCGTTCTGAGATGACAGGAACATGACCCTGATGTCGCGTGCCGGCCGCAAGCGCAAGGCGAACGTTCCCCGCAAGGGTGGGCGCATCGACTGGCGTGCGGTGGCCGAGCCGCCCGACAAGCTGCCGCAGTGGAACCGGGCACGGGAGTTGCTGGCCGAGCTCGGCAGTGCTCCGCGCCTGATCTCGCAGCGCGGCAAGGCGTTCTTCCTGCGCCACCTGACGGACGTCGAGTTCGAGGCGGCCAATCGCTGGTGCGTCCTCTGCGAGGACTATGACCGGCATATCCTCGACCTGTCGCGCTCAGTCCCGCCATCCGTTCTGGAGCGGCGTGGAATAAACCTGGTTGCCGAGCGCGATCCGGAGCGCATAGAGGCCATCAAGGCGCGTTTTCACGAGGCGCAGGCGATCATCCTGGAGCAAGCGGGCAAGCGAGCCCTGACGGCCCTGAACAGGCTCTGCCGCGACGAGGCGGCGGCGCTGGTGGTGCCGGAGGCCAGGAAGGCCCTGGCGGCACTCATTGCGTTTTTTGGACTGAAGGCCAAGAAAGTCTCTTGACCCAGGTCAGGAACTGGTGCTGAATTCAAGCCTGCAACCCGTCCGGCCCCCCATGTTCAAACGGGGCCGTGGCGGGTTTTTGCATTCCGCGAGTACCCGGCCCGACTCCCAGCCGGGGATCTGGTCGAGGAGTTCCGCGGCATTCCTGCCGATCCACTCGAATGCACCCCTGACCCGGTGCGGGGCTCCTCGATCTTCCAGAGCTATTCCTCGGGCGCGGCCTCGACGTTCCCGGCTTCCGCCTGCTCGTCGGCGTCAGGGGCCTCGTAGTTCTGGCCGGGCTGCCAGTCCCTGCCGGCCTTGTCGCGGAAAGCCTTCAGGACTTTCCTGGGTTTCTTCGGTGCGGAAGGCATGCGTAGTCCTCCTCGGTGAGTGGGGAACGCCACACAACGGACGGACGGTCTGCCCGTTCCATGCCCCTAGAAGCCTCTAGGATGACCGCTGGCGCGTTTAAATGGCCGGGAGACTCGGGAGTGCCACCCGGCCCACCAAACGCAAAACGAAACGGTTAGCTGGCCCATAGGAGGCAGCCATGATCGAGTCGGTGATCTACTTCCTGATCGCGGTCTGCGTCCTCGCCCTCGTCATCTACCTCGTCCTCTACGTTCTCCGCGACGTCCTCGGCCTGCCGATCCCGGCCAAAGTAATACAAATCCTCTGGGTCATCGTCGCCCTCCTCGTCATCCTGTGGCTCGTGCAGCTCGTCCTCGGCGGCAATTTCCGTCTCCCATCCTTCAGGAACCCGTGAATGACCGACCCCGTCTACGCCTGGGACAGACCCGCCGGCCTCTCGCCGCACGCCTCCGGGCGCAGCGTCTATGCCTGGTGGCACTACTTCCAGCGCGCCTTCACGGATCAGCCGGTCGCCTCCGACTACTACACCACCCAATTCCTCAATCCCCACGGCCAAGGCAGTTCGGCCTGGGGCAGCTACATCAAGGATAGGCCGCTCTCACGCCCAGCGCGCGGCGGCTCGATGAGCCCTGCCTGGCAGGAGGAGTATCGCAAGGCCGACATGCACAGCATGTGCATGGACGCATACGACTGCGGCCTCGACGGCTTCCAGATGAACTGCATCAACCACTACGACACCACGCAGGACGGAGCGGCACTCCCCAACATCCTTGAAGGTGCGAAACGGTCTGCAGCCTCCGGCAAGCCCATCAAGATCATGTTCATGTCGGACGGTGTCACCGGCTCGCAGACGCCGGCCTCTGCAAAGGCCGCGCTTTTCCGCAAATACATGAACTACCCGCACGTCCTGAAGACTGCGGACGGCAAGCTCGTTCTCGGCTCCTTCGGCCCGGAGCTATCGGCCGGCGGCAATCCCGCGCATTGGCAGCAGATCATCGCGGAGATCGGCGCCCCGGTGTATTTCATCCCGACCTTCCTCAACCCCAACCTGTGCATGGCCTCGCAGTGGCTGTGGACGCAGGGCTGTGGCATCTGGGGCGGCAATGTGCTCTCGACGCAAGCCCAGATGCTCGCGATCGGCAAGCAGGTTATGGGATCCGGGCGCGAGTGGATGCCGACCTGCTTCCCGCAAGATTACAGGCCCAATTTCAATTCCGGGCAGATTCACCAATACTACGAAACCGGCAATTCCAAGTGCTATCGGCAGGCGTGGACCGATGCGATCGCAGCGCACCAGCACAACTCCGCGAAATCCAAGATGGTGAGCATCGCCACTTGGAACGACTACTCGGAACATAACCATGTAGGACCGTCCGAGCCGGGCAAGGGCATCCAGAATTTCTTCCGCGATATGTCGGCATATTACGCCATTCGCTACAAGACTGGCAGCTCGCCAGTCATCAAGCGCGACCAGATCGCTCTCCTCCACCGTCCCGAGCGCACCGATACTTGGCCACAGACCGGCTCCGGCCAGCCCAGCGCCACCAAGAACGCCAGCGCAGCTCCTGCGGATGCCGCCCAGAACAACATCGAGGCGATCGCCTACCTCACCAGCAATGCGACATTGGAGGTCGACCGCGGCGACGGCACGATCGGCACGGCCACCGGGACGGACATGATCGTGGCCAGCGTGGGCATGATCACCAACAAGACCCCCGCCGCCCGTCTCAAGCGCAATGGCGAAACCATTCTAAGCCTCACCAGCGCGTTTCCCGTGCGTGCGGCCTCTACCTCCCAGGATCTCGAATACAAAGGCACCACGAGCCTTGCACAGGGCGGCGGCGAGCCCCCAATCACGCCCCCAGTCCAGCCGCCACCTACTCCGCCCCCCGCAGAGGGCGGCTGGACACCAGACGCGCTCAAAGCCAAGGTGCTCATCTACGGCCCCAACGCCACATTCTCAGGCGGCGCCGGCTCGGCCCTCACCGCTCTCCCGAACGCCGGATCGGAACTCGTCGCCGCCTCCATCCTCGGCCCGCCCACGAAGGGCAATGACATCAACAACCTCGCCACCATCCGTGCCGATGCAGCCGCGGAAATGCTCCGCTACAACCTCTCCGGCACGCCCTCCGGCGGCATGTGGTTCTTCTGGTATGGAAAACCCCTCACGGCGGCTTCCGACCAGGCCTTTATCGGCCTCAATTGGCCTACCCCTACCGCAGGCGTAGCCGCATACCTCTGCTCCACCGGACCCGCGAAATCCGTCGCAATGGGCAACGGCTACCTGGACGACGGCCCGCGCTTCTACACTCTCGCCAACAGCATCACCGATACCGATCCTCACTGTCTCTTCTCACAGCTCGGCATGGCCAACAGGCAGCGCGTCGACGGCGACGACATCGAGATCACCTCGTCCATCATCGGCGATGTTCCCGCATACCCCGCAGACGAATGGACATTCCTGCATTCCGGAGCCGGCCACGAGGTCTCGAATGCCGACACGCTCGTCCTCATCATGGGCACTGGCACCCTCGACGATCCCGACATCGAGCGGCTGGAAGGCTGGGCACACTGGATGGGCGGCACCCAGGCCATGCTCATCGAGCACCCCTATTCCGACGCCCCGCCCATGACCGACGAAGTGCCGCCTCCAGAGCCTGAAGAAACCGTAGAGGTCGACGTAATCGGGCAATTCGAGCGCGAAGGCCAGATCTTCGAGTTCGAAGGCACCATCGAAATCAAGCCGCAGGACTGACCATGGAGTTCTACGTCTATCGTATTTTCGAGGGACATCAGACGCTCTACGTGGGCAAGGGCAGTGGGCGTAGACTAGCCATTCAACGCCAGCGCTTCGCATGCGAAGGCGAGATCGTAGAAGATTGCGCAAGTGAAGCACTCGCATTCGAGCGAGAGAAATTCTGGATCACGGAATTGCACCCGACTGAGAACAAGATAGCAGGCGGAAGCGGTAGCTGGGTGCGCAGGCCGAAGCCCAAGTGGCGTCCGCTGTCCGACTTCGAGCGGGAAACAAGAGAGATCGAGCGCCTGGGAACGAGGAAATACGTCGCTCGCATTCTCCTCAAGGTCGAGCATAACTTTCCGCATCTGTTTGATGCAGCTCAACTGGCTAAAATTTACACAGTGGCAACGACTTAGCGTGAACGAACATGCCATTCCAAGTCGGAAACCAATTAGGCAGGGATGTCTACAAAAAGCGCCCGAAGTTTATCACCCAAAGGCTAATTGCCCTGCTCAATGAGACAGATGTCGACGACATCTCGAAACTCAATCGCTTCGTCACCGCCCTCTTCAACAAGGCTCTCGAAGGCGATGTCACTGCCATCAAGGAGGTCATCGATCGCGTGGAAGGTAAAGTCCCGCAGCCCATCGCAGGCGATCCAGACAATCCGCTCGTCATCGAGCGCGTCATCCACGAGATCGTAACGCCAGAACCAAAGCCACTGGCAAATGCTAGCTATTCCCAAGCCTCTTGACGGCACCAGGCTTCGCATCAAAGCGGCAGAGGTCTTCAGCCCACTGCTTGGCGAAAGCCGCTACAAAGGCGCGTATGGAGGCCGAGGCTCCGGGAAGAGCCACTTTTTCGCAGAACTCCTCGTCGCTCAGTGCATCATCAATCCTGGCCTCTCGGCAGTCTGCATCCGTGAGATCCAGCGCACTCTAACGCAATCGGCCAAGCGCCTCATTGAGCAGAAGATCGAGCAACTCGGCGTAGGACCGCTTTTTCGGATCTTCGAGGACCGCATCAAAACGCCAGGGGACGGCCTCATCATCTTTGTCGGCATGCAGGATCACACGGCGGAGAGTATAAAGAGCCTTGAGGGCTTCAAGATCGCCTGGATCGAAGAGGCGCAAACGCTCAGTCATCGCTCATTAGCCCTGCTGCGCCCCACTATCCGCGTGGAAGGCTCGGAAATCTGGGCCTCATGGAACCCCAGGCGCAAGAGTGATGCGATAGACGAATTTCTCAGGAGCGAGAAGCCTGAGGGAGCGGTCGTAGTCCAGTCAAACTGGCGCGATAATCCGTGGTTTACGGAGGTCCTGGAAGCCGAGCGCCTGCTTGACTCCAAGCGCTACCCGGAACGCTACGGCCATATCTGGGAGGGCGAATATGCGCGGGCTTTTGAAGGCGCTTACTTCGCCTCTGTCCTCAATGCGGCAAAGGCGGAAGGCCGTATCGGCCGCGTCTCCGCCGATCCACTCCTGCCCATTAGAGCCTTCTGGGATCTCGGAGGATCCGGTGCCACTGCGGACGCAATGGCCATCTGGATCTGTCAATGGGTTGGTCAGGAAATCAGGGTTTTGGACTACATCGAGGGTATCGGACAAGTGCTGGGTTACTATGCTGAAGCCCTCCGATCCCGCAAATGGGACAAGGCTATTCATTACCTCCCGCACGATGGAGTGAACGAGAATAACATCACCGGCAAGCGCTACGAGCAGCACCTGCGCGAGGCCGGCTTCGAGGTGCAGCCGCCCGTGAAGAACCAAGGCCGCGGGGCCGCAGCAATGCGCGTCGAAGCGACCCGCCGCATTTTTCCAAAGCTCTGGTTCAACGAGGCTACCACAGAGGCCGGAAGGGACGCGCTCGGCTACTATCACGAGCGCCGCGATGACGATCGCAATATCGGGCTCGGCCCCGAGCATGACTGGAGCTCGCATGCCGCCGACGCCTTCGGGCTCATGGCAATTTGCTATGAGGAACCGGCGCGCTCTGCGGGCTTTGGGCGGAAGCTGGTGTATCCGAAGCAGGGGTTTGCGTAGCGCGCGTGATGCGGTAGGACTGCTCGCGTTGCTCCAGGACGGCGGTCTCGTTTTTCGCCCATTCCTTGGGAGTTGCGCCAGCTGCCGCGGTGTAGCACAGGAGCGTCTCTGCCTCGGTCTGCTGCGGGTTCCAGTGCTGCCGAGTGATCTGCCGGCGCAGATTGCGCACTGCGTCCTCCAGAGCATCTACGTAGCCCTTGCGGTAGCGCTTGCGGTCAGGGATCTTGTACGGCCAGTCGTTCATTCCGGAGCCTTTTTGGCGGCGCGGTAGGCACGCATGCGGGCATTGTAGCGCTCGCGGTTCTTGGCACGCCACCGAGCAGCGCGCTCCGCCTCCTTCTGCGTAGCCACGCTCGGCGTGATTACGGGCGTGATTACGGGCGTGATTACGGGCGTGATTACGGGCGTGATTACGGGCGTGATTACGGGCGTGATTACGGGCGTGATTACGGGCGTGATTACCGGAGGGCTAACGGTGCGCCGACTGGAGGGTGAGCTGCTCTTGCTCAGCTCCGTCTTTGCGACGGGGGCTGTCGTGGGCTTCCTCGTCGGGCTGCTCTTCTGACAGCGATGCTCGTCTCTCAGGTGCCAGAGCACGGGCTTGCCGCAGTCAGGGCAGGGGATGGCGATCACGGCCCTTCCTCCAGAGCCTTCTTTTTGCGCTTTTCCAGTTTCTTCACGCGCGCATCGATGGCTTCCAAGCGCTGAATGAGTGCGTAGATCGTCCTTAGTGCCAGTCGCATGTCTTTGCTGCGGGGGCGTGACGGATCAGGCTTTGTCGTCATGGGAGCAATTATGCCAATGCCATGGCGGCCCCGCAAGGCGGCAGGACGCGTCACTGTCTGCTCAATGAGCAGTCGGCAGCAATTGCGCTGGCCGTCGCGCTGGTGGCGCTATTACCGGAGGAAGCATGACGACTAACGTGACGATCTTTGCCGTCGACGGACCGGTAGTGATCTACCTGCAGGACGGTTCCACCATGAGCGTCGATGTGCAGGAGACGAAGCAGTTCCAGCTCCCTGAGGGGCAGATGTGCACCATCTCCGATACACCGCCCAAGCAGGAGCCGGTCGAGGGCGAGGAGCACCCGCCTCCCGGCTATGTGCTGGCGGACAAGATGATCAACTTCTGGCAGGGCATGAAGGACCGCTGGCAGGCAGCGACGGGTGAGCCGGAGGCAACGCCGCTGTGATCGATCACGGCATCTACTTCGACGCCGTCCGCAGCTCTCTCTTCTCCGGTGCCTTGGAGCAGGTCCACGTCGACGGCCAGTCGGTGATCCTCACAGTCTGGGACTATCAGGCCGGCGGCACGCCGATGAGCGACCTGCGCTGGCTCGCCTACATGCTCGCGACCACCTACCACGAGACCGCGCAGCGCATGTGGCCTATTACGGAATACGGCAGTGAGAGCTACCTACAGGGCCTGGAGTATTATCCCTACATCGGGCGCGGATTTGTGCAGTTAACCTGGGAAGGCAACTACGACAAAGCTTCCAAGGCGCTTGCTCTCATCGATGAGAGGGATCTCGTCAAGCATCCCGAGATGGCGCTCGACAGCCTGATAGCCACCCGCATCATGTTCAGGGGTATGGCCGAGGGCTGGTTTACCGGGATGCAGCTTGGCGACTATTTCAATGAAGTGACGGACGATCCGAAAAACGCCCGCCGCATTATCAACGGCAACGATCAGGACACGCTGATCGCCGGCTATCACGATCAGTTTCTGACGGCATTGAAGGCCGCAAGCCCAACGTCCGAAGGCGGCGGGGAACAGTCCTACACCACGACGATCACCATCACGAGCGGCTCGCCGATAAGCGTGAGCGGGGCGTCCTAGAACGCTTGCGGCGCTGACGGGCTCCTTCGGGCACCCATTCGACGATGTCATCGCCGCTTAGGAATATCTCCAGGAACAGCGGCATCAGCCGCTTGAGATAGGCCTTCGGGATCCTGGCCTTCTTACGCTTCATGGTTTCTCTATTAGCACAGGTGACCTGCATGCCCAAGCTCACGACCAGCGAGGTGCAGGCGCTGCTCAAGGGCGAGAAGAGCGATGCGCTGTCGGCGGCCGAGAGCAGCAAGCTCAGCGCCGATCGCGGTCGCGCTCTCGACTATTACCTGGGCGACATGCAGGCCGACATGCCTGCGGCGGCCGATCGCTCGAAGGCGGTCTCGTCCGACGTCGCCGACACTGTCGACGGCCTGATGCCGAGCCTCATGGAGATCTTCTGCGGCGGCGACGAGGTGGTCGAATTCGTCCCCGTGGGGCAGGAGGACGAGGACAAGGCGCAGCAGGAGACCGACTACGTCAATCACGTCTTCATGCAGAAGAACCCCGGCTTTATCATCCTATACTCGTTCATCAAGGACTCGTTGCTGTCTAAAAACGGGATTGTGAAGGTCTACTGGGAAGATAAGGAAGAGATGATCGAAGAGACGTTCTGGGGCTTGCCGGAGGCGGCCTATGGGATGCTGAGCCAGGCCGAGGGCGTCGAGATCGTCGAGCACACTGAGCGCGTCGGCATTCCGGGGCAGCAGCCGCAAGAGGAGGAAGCCTACTGATGGCAATGCCTCCGTTCCCGCCTGATATGCCTCCCCCTCTACCAGCAGGCCCTCCTGGCATGATGCCGGGGCCAATGCCACAGGCCCCTACGCCTCCACCCGGTCCCATGGGTCCACCAGGAGACGCTCAACCGCCTGCTCCCGGGTTGGGGCCTCCGGGGCCGGGTGGGCCTCCTCCAATGCCGCCCCCGATGCCGCCGCCGGAGCCGCAGCGGGTGCATGACGTGAAGATCTCACGTGTTCGACGCTATGGCTGCGCGCGGGTGGAGAACATCCCGCCGGAGGAATTCGGCATCAGCAGACGCCAGCGCAGCGTCATGCTGCGCGATTGCGACTATTGCTATCACGAGGTCCGTCGCAGCGAGGCGGAGCTAATCGCGGACGGCTATGACAAGGAGCAGATAAAGCGGCTGCCCGACTATTCCGGCGAGGGCAACAGCGAGGAGATCGCGCGCGACACGGTGGACGACAACACCCTGGAAGCAGCGGAGATGCTCAACCGCGCCAACCGCCAGATCAGGGTCACTGAGCACTACGTGCTGATGGACTATGAGGGCGACGCCAAGCCCCGGCGCTACCGGGTGACGACGGGCGGCTCCGGCGAGATCCTGAAGCGCAAGGGCAAGCCGGAGATCATCCCCGACATCGTGCGATTTGCCTCGATGACGCCCGTCATCATGACGCACCGCTTTTTCGGCCGCTCGGTCGCCGACCTCGTCATGGACATTCAGAGGATCAAGACGGCGCTGCAGCGGGCGGCGCTCGACAACGTGTATTTCGCCAACAACCAGCGGCTGGAGGTGGCCGAGGAAGGAGCGACAAAGGATACGATCGACGACGTCCTTGCCAATAGGGTTGCCGGCATCATTCGCACCCGGCGGATTGGCAGTGTGGCGCCGGTGCCGAATCAGCCGATCGGCAATTTCGTGTTCCCGATGATCGAGTATATGGACACGCTGCGGGAATGGCGGACTGGTGTAACCAGACAGGGACAGGGATTAGACCCTAATGCACTGCAAAATATTGGTGAAAGGGCAGTATTAGACGCGCAAAGTGCAGCAAGGGCCAAAACCAAGCTGATCGCACGCATTTTTGCGGAGACGGGCATCAAAGAGATGTTCTGGCTACTGCATCAGACGATCCGGCAGAATGCCAGCGAGGCCGAGACGGTCAAATTACGTGGCAATTGGCAGCAGATCGATCCGCAGGAGTGGCGGCAGCGTGACGACCTGACCATCAATGTCGGGCTTGGCACTGGCTCACGTGAGCAGGAGATCGCCATCCTGCGTGAGATCATGGGCATCCAGGTCAATGCCATGAAGATGCCGGAAACCGGGCTGGCGGGCCCGCCACAGCTCTACAACACGCTGAAGCAGCTCACTCGCAAGGCCGGCTTCCCGTCTCCAGAGCCTTACTTCACCGATCCGACGCAGCAGCCGCCGAAGCCTCCGACGCCAAAGCCGGAAGAGCAGAAGGCAATGGCCGAGATGCAGATGGCGCAGCAGAAGATGCAGGCCGAGATGGGCATGAAGCAGGCCGAGATGGGTATGCGGCAGCAGCAGACGCAGGCTGAAATGGGGATGGCGCAGCAGCGGGCGCAGATCGAGGCCGGCATGCAGCAGCAGAAGATACAGGCCGACGCTGAGGCGCAGCAGCAGAAGGCGGTTCAGGACGCGGCATTGCAGCGGCAGAAATTCGAGATGGAGAGCGAGCTGCAGCGTGAGCGCATGTTGCAGGAACTGGCGCTGAAGCGGGAGCAGCTAGAGGCCGAATTGGGCTTGAAGCGTGAGCAGTTGATCGCGGAATTGGACCTGAAGCGCGAGCTGGGCCTGGAGGCGGCCAAGGCGAATGGCGGCACCTCCTCGGTGGAGATGGGAGGAAAACCGGGGTGATGTCGAAATATGATCCGAGATATCTCTACGGCGGCAGGCAAGCTTGGGAAACGCACGAGCGTGATATCAACCAGAGACTGGAGATGTCGTCCTACAAGCCCATGCGGCACCGGTTTGCGGCCACGGATGCGCCATGCTTGCCTTTCGGCGGACAGCGGAAACCGCCCAAACGGGTGAACGATCGGCTCGCTTTGCCGAAATTGCCGCCGCTGGAAGACGCTGATGGCTGACGACGAATTCGCCCTGCGGCGGGCTATGGAGCGCGCTGCGATCGCGCAGCAATTGCTTGAGAACACGGTCGTCAAGGAGGCCTTCAACGAGCTTGAGGCGTCCTATGTCGCCGCCTGGAAGGCGAGCGGCGTGAGTGACACTGAAAAGCGGGAGAAGCTTTGGCTGGCGGCGCAGATCGTCGGCAAGGTAAAGGCGCACCTCGAAATGACGGCCGCCAACGGGCGGCTCGCGAGCCAACAGATCGAGCGCGACTTCCGCAATCCGAAGCGCTTCGGAATAGTCTAAAACCCTAGGGAATTCCTTCATGTCCGAGCCTACCCAACCCGACGCGGGAGCGCCGGCAGCGGAGCCTATTGCTCCTTTTCCAGAGCCTTCTTCTTCCCCTCCTGCCTCCGACGCGCCGCTTAGTGCGCGCGAGGCCGCGACACTCATTTCGGAGCAAGCCTCCGACACGCAATCGGCTGCAGAAAAGCCTGTGGCTGACGCCGCCCCTCCAAAGGAGCCCAGCGGCGAGACTGACGGCGACGACCCTTCGACGAAGCCCATCGACGCCCCGAGGTCATGGACCAAAGCCGACAAGGAGGCTTTCGCGCTCCTCCCCCGAGATACTCAGGATCGCATCCTGGCGCTCGACAGAACGCGAGAGTTGGAACTGCGGCGTGGTCAGAACGAAGCCGCCGAGCAACGCAAGGCCGCCGAGGCCCTGGCGCAGCAGGCGGAACAGACGCGACAGACATATGAGCAAAACCTACCAGCAAAAGCGCTGCTGATTGATGCCCAGTATCGGCAGGAATTTGGCACTCCGACCTGGGAT